TCCGATCTGACGCGGCTGATCGTGCCGTATGTGCGCGGTGCGATGGAAGATGCGGTGATGGAAGTCTACGCCGATGGCAAAGGCGACGATGTCGATCTGCTCAAGCGCCGCATGCTCGAGGCGCGGCGGTCAACCGTGCATAAGTTGCTAGGAGTCTGACCATGTCTGTTAGCTATATTGCCGCGCTGAAAACCACGCGCATGCAGGCGGTGATCACCTCGCTCGACACCGGCGCCGGCAGCGCCACGCTCGACATCGGCACCGCCAGCATGGCGACCGTGCTGGTTTCGATTTCGCTGGCGAAGCCGTCGTTCACCGAAAGCAGTGGCGTCATCACCATGGCCGGGGCGCCGAAATCCGGCACCGCGAGCAACAGCGGCACCGCGGCGGCGGCGCGATTGCGCGATGCCGGCGGCAGCAACCAGACGATCACCGGATTGACGGTCGGCACGTCCGGCACCGACATCGTGCTGAACTCGACTTCGATCACAAGCGGCCAGACGGTGACGATGAACAGCCTGACGATCACGCACGCACCGTGAGCCGCGTCAACGGAGATTGAGCGATGGCGACAACGAGCCTGCAAGAGAGTGGCTTTCTCGTCAATCCGTTCAATCTCATGACGACGGAATTGAACACGCTGGCCAACGCGACGAGTGTCACCTCGAGCGTCGGCGGCACGTCCGGCGTCTTCACGCAGACCAACACCGGGTCTGGGCTCTGGGGCATCGTGCATTTCAAGGCGGGCGGCGCCTTCACGCCGACACAGGGCGGCTACCTGGCGGGCTGGTTTTTGTATTCGCCGGATGGGTCGGCGTTTGAAAAGGTGGCGAGCAACACCGATGTGCCGCGCGCGCCGGACTTCATCATTCCGTTCATCGCTGCGGCCCATGCCACCAACGATGTCGTGCAGTGTAGCGGCCTCGTGCGTCTGCCGTGGTGGTCATTCAAGGTGTATGTGATGAGTCGTGTCGGCGCTTCGCTGGCTGCATCGGGCAACGTGCTGCAACTCGGTAGCGTCGCGGTGCAATCGCAGTAGGAGTCGCGCTTATGGCTGACAATGTCACGCTGAGTAGCATGACGGGCGGATCGGTTGTCGCCGCCGACGAGCGGACAATCAATTCCGTCGTCTGTCAGATTCAGAGGGTCGGCGAGATTGGATCGTCAGCGCTCGCGAGTGGACAGGTGGCACCGACGAGCGTGGCCGGAACATTGATCGCAGCGCGCGAGACGCGCAAGCGAGTGATCATTCTTAATGACGGCGTCGTTGATGTTTTCATAGGCCCAGCGACGGTGACGACGGCGAACGGGTTTCGGTTGGTGCCGGGGTCCTCGATCATGCTGATCACGACGGTTCTGATTCAGGGGATTACGGCGTCGGGCACGGGAGCGATCGACTATCTCGAGGAGTACGACGCCTAGATGTACTCGCAACCACTGCGCGGCGAGCCTGACCCGTTCTTCATCAACACGATTAATCGTGTTTGTCCGACATCATTTGTCATGACCGGCGTCGGCAGTTCGACCATGGGCAGTGCGATCTGGACGACCGCGAACCTCGCGCTGTTCTTTCCATTTGTCCTCACTGGGCGGCACACCTACGTTCGGGCGTGCGTCTGCAATGGCACTGCGGTGTCCGGCAATTTTGATATTGGCGTTTACAGCAGGACCGGCACGCGATTGTTCAGCACGGGCGCGCAGGCGCAAGCCGGCATCAGTCAGATTCAACCAATCACGGTAAGTTGGACATTGGACCCAGGCGATTATTACATGGCGCTTGTGTTCAATAATATCGTGGCGACGTGTTCGCGGACATCTCCGGCCGCCGCCAGTTTAGCCACGACCGGCTGCAAGCAAATGGCGACGGCCTATGTTTTGCCGACGACCGCCACATTGGTCGACACGACGACGAGCTATGTTCCTGTTTTCGGCATCAGCGAAAAGAGTTGGCTATGAGCTACGGTGCGCCCTCTCTTGAACGTGTTCCGATCATGATCAACGTCAGTCTGCTTCAGATGATGATGGAGGCTCGCACGTTCTTTGGCGGCGGTGCTACGCCAAGCGATAGGACGTGGCCAGTGGCAAATCTGGCTCTCTATTTGCCGCTGCTCATTCCGAAGAAGATCAACGTAGCCAACATGTTTTGGCAGAATGGAGCCACGATCTCCGGCAATGTCTGCATGGGACTTTACAATGAGGCAGGCACGCGGTTGCAGCAGACCACCATCGTGGCGCACGCGGGAGCCAGTGCTATTCAAGCTCCGTCGATCACCGCGTTCGACTTGCCGCGCGGGCGGTATTGGCTGGGCATTGCGTTCTCGAGCGCCACTGCGACCATTCGCGGGTTCGGGACGTCGGCGGTTGGGGCGGATGCCAACAAGTGGTGTGCAATAGGTGAAGAGGCATTAGGAAGTACGCAAATCCCCACAACGATGACGCCGGTTGCGTCGGCGCGGAATGTGTTCTTGCCGTTCATAGGCATCACCAGGAATTGACGTCATGTATGCGGCGCCTCCAACTGGGATGCCGGACCCGTTCTTCATCCACACGTTTACGGACGATGGTGTCGGCGGCCCTATCATATCGCTCAACGCTCAAGCCTTGACGAGCACCGCTTGGGGAACGGCGAACCTCGCCCTGTTCATTCCGTTCACGATCACCGAGCGGCACACCTATGTTCGTGCGTGCGTGTGTAACGGAGCGACCGTCGCTGGAAACTTTGACGTTGGCGTTTATCGTGGCACCGCGCGGCTGTTTAGTACCGGAACGACGGCGCAAGCTGGTGTCAGCCAAATGCAAGTGGTGACGGGACTGAGTTGGACGCTTGATCCCGGCGACTACTATCTCGCCTTGGCTACCAACAGCACCACGGCAACATTCATGTGCGGAAACATAGCGAGCGGCGGATATGGAATGGCTGTCACCGGAGGCAAGCAACAGACGACAGCTTTCGTCCTGCCCAATCCGGCGACGCTTGCAAACTACGCCACGGTGTTTGTCCCCTTGTTCGGCATTTTCGAAAAGACTTGGGTATGAGCTATTCCCCTCCTGACTATCATTTCGATCCGAAATCCATCGGCATCATGTCGTTGAATTATCTTGAGATGAAAATCGTATATTCCGGCAATCATGCCTCGATGGCTTGGCCCGCGAATAACCTCGCCATTTATTTTCCGATCTGCTTGAGCGAGAAGGCGTCGTTCGCCGGACTGTGGTGGGCAGTCGGTTCGACGGCGTCCGGCAATGCCTGCATGGGGATTTACGATGAGGGCGGAAACCGGCTTCAGCAAACCGGCATCGTGGCGCAGAGCGGCACGGGGTTGCAGTTGCCGGCGATGACGGCATTCCAATTGCCGCGCGGGCGCTATTGGTTGGGGTTGGTGCTGTCGACCACGGCAGGGACAGTGCGCGGATGGTCCTCTCCGACGATTGGGACCGATACCGCCAAGTGGTTTGCAATGGCCGAAGAGACGCTTGGCAGTACGCAAATCCCGGCGACGATGACGCCAGTTGCCACAAGCAGAAATCCCCCGATCATGGGGCTCATGAGAGTCTAACAGCCGTTCTAGGAGGGTGTTGTTAAATGTCCCTCCTGCTTCTCTTTTTGCCGGCGGCCGGCGGAGGGACTGTTAGCGGCACAGGTGCGGCGTCCGGCACGGGTGCAGCGACTGCGATCGGCACCGGCGTCGTAAGCGGGACAGGTGCAGCATCCGGCGCGGGTGCAGCGACTGCGACCGGCGCGAGTACCGCTGTTGCGACCGGCGCATCGGCCGGCATCGGCGATGCGACTGCATCAGGCGGCGCTGTTGGTGCAGGCGGCGACATCGCCGAACTGCCTTACATTCTCGGGCGGCGCGGACAGGCCAAGCCGTTCACGTCGATTCCCAGGATCAATTGGGACCATCCCCTCGCCAAAGGGCTGGTCACCTACATGTTCGACTGTGGCGGCGGTCTGATTCTGGACCTTGTCACGGGCGGCCAAGCGATCAGGCAGACGAGCGGCACCATCGTCGCGCCGACGGTCGTGACCACGCCATGGGGTTCGGGTTGGAATCACCCCGACCAAGGCGCGAGCGCAACGCTTTGCTTTACGAATAAATTTGCGCCGCTCACCGATGGCATGACGGCGGCGGCGCCGTTTTCGTTCGCGATGGCGGCGCTCAAGAGCGCTACAAACGCCGGCGCGCATCCGCCGTGGATGTACGCGATCTCGAACAACTCGGCCTCGCAGGTCGTGTTCGGTGACGCGGGCGGCGGGCCGGGCGCTCCGATCATCCAGATTGCCAATCAAACCGGCGTTCTGTCTTTCGCCCAAGACTTTGCGGTCGGCGCATTCTCGACACTGGTCGGCACGGTCGCGAGCGCAACCTCGCTGACGGGCTATCATTTCAACAGCGCTGGCGTCAGCGAGGTGGCAACGTCCGCCTCGATCACGCTGAGCAGCATTACCAACACCTATCCGACCTTTTACGATATCGGCAACGCGGCCTATCCCAACACGACGGCTTCCAGCATTCAGGGAAGCTGTTTTACCGGAACAATCTTCTACGGCGCGGCATGGCGCGGGCGCGCACTGAGCCAAGCCGAAGCGCGATTGCTCCACGATGATCCGTGGTGCCTGTTGCTCTTCGCCGAGGATGACATCCTCGCAGGGTTGGCGGGTGTTCCCGCGGCTGCGCCGGGTTCGGTCGGCGCGGCCAGTGGTCAAGGTGCGGCGCAGGCGGTCGGCACCGGCATCATCCCGGCGATCGCCGCCGCGAGCGGCACCGGGACGGCGACGGCCACCGGCGCATCGACCTTCACTGGACAAGGTGCAGCGGCAGGCACCGGCACCGCATCGGCCACCGGCGCAGGTCAAGGCGCGGCAAGCGGAACCGGCGCAGTCTCCGCAGTCGGCGCGGCGCTGTTTACGGCGGTCGGGTCGGCGGCAGGCACCGGCGCGGCGCAGGCAGGCAGTGCCGCGAAGGGCGCGGCGGCGGGCACCTCGACCGTTCAAGCGACCGGCCAAGCCGCAGCCGTGGGCGCTGGTAGCGCGGCAGGTACCGGGGCAGCCACCGCCACCGGGTCCGCGTCGACCGTCTCAGCGGGTTCCGCAGCCGGTTCCGGCGCGGTCAATGGCGTCGGGCTTTCGCAAAGCCAAGGGTCCGCTCCTGGACAAGGCCTGGCGCTGGCGACCGGCGTTTCAATCTCCGCGGCCGTCGGATCGGCGACCGGGATTGGCTCTGCGGCCGGCCTCTCCTCTGCGCTGTCGTCCGGAGCGGCGGCGGGCAGTGGCGCGGCGACCGCGATTGGCACATCTGTTGCGGTCTCGACCGGATCGGCGGCAGCGACCGGCGCGGCAGCCGCACGGTCTCAATCCATCGGCGGTGCGGCCGGCGCTGGCACCGCGGTTGGCACCGGCGCCGCCCTTTCAATCATTGCGGGCGCGGCCAGTGGTGCAGGCGCGGCCACCGGCGCGGGTATCGCGCAGAGCGCAGCCGCGGCAGCGGGCAGTGGCGCGGTCAACGCGGTCGGGGCATCGGTTGCACTCGCGATCGGCAGCGCGGCGGGCAGTGGCGCGGTCACCGCACAAGTCGCCTCGCAGGGCAGCGCGGCGGGCAGTGGCGCGGCGACCGGCCGAACCGCCTCGCAGGGGGCGGTCAGCGGCATCGGCACCGCGAGCGCGGTCAGCACCGTTGTCATTCAAGTGGTCGGGTCGGCCAGTGGCGTCGGCACCGCGCAAGCGTTGGCTGGCTCGGCCTTGCTCGGCAGCGCGGCGGGCACTGGCGTCGCCACCGGCGCCGGCAAGGCGCTGGCGATCTTTGCTGGCGCGGCGGCTGGGACCGGCACCGCCAGCGCCACCAGCACCATCACGCTCACCGCGATCGGCAATGCGCCCGGCACCGGGGCAGCGACCGGCGCGGGGATTGCGCAGAGCACAGGCGCCGCGGCCGGTCTCGGCGCAGCAACCGGCGGCGGCCTCCAGACGATCACCGCGGTCGGCGCGGCAACGGGGGCCGGCGCTGCGACCGGCGTCAGCGGCTCGCTCTCGGCGGGTACGGCGGCAGGCCAAGGCACCGCCTCTGCGGTTGGCGTCTCGGCGGCGGTTGCGGTTGGATCGGCGGCCGGTTCTGGGGCGCTGCAAGCCAAAGCGCAGGCGATCGGCACCGCGGCGGGCACTGGCACGGCGCAGGCAATCGGCGCGGCGGTCGCGTCGGCGGTTGGCAACGCAACAGGTCTCGGCACCGCCGCCGCTTACGGCACGTCGTTCGGTCAGGCGGCGGGCACGGGCACCGCGACCGGCGCTGGCCAGTGGACGATCACCGCGGCCGGTGCGGCCAGTGGCGCAGGCGCGGCCAGTGCGGTCGGGGTTGGCTCGACCGGATCGATCGGCGCGGCCTCCGGCGCCGGCGCCGCGGTCGGCAAATCGCAATCCAGCGGCAGCGCGGCCGGGACATCGACCGCCAATGCGACAAGCCTCGTGCTGGCGCGCAGTGCGGGCGCGGCGGCCGGCGTCGGCACTGTCAATGCGCAATCGCTGGCGCTGTCGAAGGGCCAAGCCACAGGCAGCGGCGCGGCGTTCGGTCAAGCCCTCTCGTTTGCAAATGGCGCGGCGACCGAACAGCGTGATACCGCGTCCGGCAACGGCGCGCTGTCGTGGGCCGTTACCGGCGATGTGCTCGAAGGTAGCGACACCGCCAACGGCATCGGTGCCACGGGTTGGGTTGCTCTGGGGGCGCCGGTCGAGGCGAGTGACATCCTCTCCGCGCGCGGCCATGTCCCGGTTCTGGTCGATCTGGTCAAAACCTATGAACTCACCGGCCAAGCCTCGCCAACGCCGAACAGCACGGGACGCAAGACCGTTGTCAGCCTCACCGGGCAGAAAACCAAACAAGCAGAAGATTGGATCGCGCAGCTATGACAACCAAGCACCCGTTGATCGAGTTCGTGGCGGGCGACGATTGGGAAATCTTGGCGACGCTGCTTGACGAGAACGGCAACCCGTATGACCTGACCCAAACGCCGACGATCAAATGGTGTTTGATGGACGACAGGAGTCGCGTCGTGATCGGCGACGAAGCCATCATCACCGTCACCGATGCCGAAAACGGCCAATGTTCGGTGCTGATTCCGCACACTGTCAGCACCACGGTCGCGGGCGGGCTCTACACCGACGCGCTGCGCCTGACGATTGCAGGGGCGACCGGAACGTTGTTGCTGGGGATGGTCAATGTGGTCGGCGATCCATGGGCGGTCCTAACCCGCGAAGTGGTGACATCGATCGATCTCGTGACGCCGACGCGGATACCAAACCGTACAGTCTTTCCGATCGGCGAGGCGATCGCTCCATTTGCACCGTTGAGATTGCCGCGTAAGTGAGCGGGTGGAATCGTGAGCTACTGATTGCTCTTTCGTTTATGGCGGGCGTGGCTCTCGGCCTCATGATTCTAATCTACTTGGTGACGAGCTAGGAGGACGACATGGCGGGGATGAAAGACCAACAGGATCGCGTCGGCGGCACGGGCACAGTCTCCGATCCTCCGAAGCTGAAAGTCGTGGGCAAAGGCACTGTCGCTGATGGCGAGAGCACCAAGACGGCATCCGATCAAACTCAGACGGCCAAGCCCGAGGACAAGGATCGTGGGGCGGGAGCTTGAACCCGGCGACCGCGTCAAGCTGACCGATGCCACGATCAAATATTTATCGAGCAATAATCACAGTCGGTCGCGGCGATGGCCCGAGCGTCGCGGCACGGTGGTTCGGGTCTCGGCTGTGACTGATAACGTCACGGTCCAATGGGACGATCGCGTCAGCGTCGATCAATGGCCCAAGCGGGCCGTGGAAAAAGTCCTTGCCGGTGCATGATCATCCGCACGGCACCGGATGGTGGCAGCGCCGTCGCCTGTTGCAGCTAAAGGCCGAACCGCTTTGCCGCATGTGTCTGGCCCATGGATTGGTCACGCCGGCGACCGTCGCCGATCACATCGAGCCGCATCACAACGACTGGAATAAATTCAAACTCGGCAAATTGCAGTCGCTCTGCGAGCAATGCCATAACCAGACCAAGCGCATGATTGAATTGCGCGGACACGGCCTCGAGGTGGACGAGGATGGCTGGCCCACCGATCCAAACCATCCGGCGAACAGGATATGACATGCGTTCTGTGCAGCGGGCTCGCCCGACTCGTGTCGAACTGGAAGAACGGTTCAATCCGAACCACGAGCCCGGCGGCTCGCCGGAAGGCGGCCGGTTTGCGTCCGGAGGTGGCGAGGGCGGCGGGGGCGGCAGCGAAACCAGCGAGAAGCCGAGCGGCGGCGGGGGCGGCAAGGGCAAGGTAAAGGTCGATAAAATCTCGGACTTCCAAAAAGAGGGAATCCGGATCGATCCGAGTACGGCGGCCGATCCTGCGGCCTCGAAAAAATTCATCGACCGCTGGAATGAGAAGGTCGGCGAAGCGCCAGAGGATTTCAAAAAGGAATTTCTCGGTTTGCCAGGTACGATGACAATCCAGTACGCCGACAGTGCTGATAAAATGTACATTCAGGGCCAAATCCAAATTGACGGCAAAAACGTTGGTGAATACAGCCGGCACATCGATCTGAAAAACAACAAGGCCTATTCTGCCTTCTTCCAAGTGAAAAAGTCCGAGCAAGACAAGGGCTACGGCAAGAAATTGCTCGCGGCCAATGTTGCGATGTATCAAAAGCTAGGGCTCGATAAGGTCGAGGTCAGCGCCAATATCGATATCGGCGGCTATTCATGGGCGCGCTATGGCTACGTGCCAGATCAATCATCGTGGAATAGCTTGCGATCCGACATCATCGACAAGCTGGAACAGGACAACACGCGCGCCAGTCACGCCGCCTCCGGATCGGGTTACACGCCGGACAGTTGGGACTCGATCGTCGATCACGATCAGTCGCAGATCGAAGCCGCATGGATGCGCTCCACCTATAGCGAGTTCGAGGACAGCGAAATCCAGAGCTGGCGCGACAGCGGCGCAGCGCTCGATCAGGCCAAACAGAATTTAGCCGGTGACGCGTTGTTGAGCCAAGCCGATTGGGCAAAGGCCGCGCTGCAAACATGGCGAGAGGGGCGCGACGACGAGGGCGCTGGCATTCCGTACAGCAATGAAACAATCCTCGCCGCGACGACTGTGGACTACACGAGCGATTATGAAGGTCGCAGCGATCCCGACATAACAATCGATGTCGATCAACTCAAAGACGAAGAACAGCCGTCATTGCCGGGACTGGAAGCGCCGCCGCTCACCGATGAGGCGCAACAGGAAATCGTCGACGCGCTGACCAAGGCGTTCAATGACGAAGCTGAGAAGAATGTCGACGATATCGATCCGCCGGATATGTCTGATCAAATCTCGGAATATCAGGGCGAATATTGGGATGGAATGTCCGACGCGGACAAGTTTGATTGGGCCGAGCGCAATGGCGAACTGCCGGAATATCCGCTCGAGGATGAGGATCAGCCGGCCGAAGTCGAGCCGATCGATCCCAGCGATCCGGTGCGCGATGCCGTCTTGAAGCTGGCGCGGAGCAACGATCCGAAAGCGCTTTGGGCCATCTCCGATTCGACGTTGGGCAAGCAATTGCTGATCGATAGCAGTTGGCATGGCACGATTGATTTCAAGGACAAGCAAACCATGGATCGCTTTCATGCCTACGTCGCCGGCAGCAAAAAGAAGGCGGCGTGAATGGCCAAGAAACAGAACGATTTTTACTACATCGAAAACCATCGGTTCGAGGACAAGTCGATGCACGAGCCGATCCTGGCCGAAGGTGATTTTGAAGCGGCGAAGAAAGTCAGCGACGCCGTCGCGCGCAAGCTGGGCTTGACCGAGGCCGAGATCGCAGCGCTGAGCCAGCCGCCGAAGAACTGGAAAGGAAAACCCAAATGAAGCACGAAACGTTTCGGCGCGAAGTGCGCGAGCCGTCGAGCGGCAACATCGTCACCCGCGCCCTGACCGCGCGCACGATCGCCAGCCTGTGGCGCTGTCCGGTCAACGATGTCATCGCCTCGCTCTACCCCAATGACAAGGCGCTGGCGCAATGGATCATGCGGGCAACCACTGCGCCCGCCACCACGTTCACGACCGGATGGGCCGCCGAACTGGCACAGATTGTCGTTGCCGACACCGTTGCGGCGCTGGGCAATGCCTCAAGCGCGGCCGAGGTGCTGAAGCAAGCGCTGGTGCTGAACTGGAATGGTGCGGGCACGATCAGCGCACCAGGATTTGTCGCCACGGCAACGCAAGCGGGCTTCGTCAAGGAAGGCGATCCGATCCCGGTGCGGCAGTTGACGGCCGCGCCGGCGCAACTGTCGCCCTACAAGCTGGCGACGATCGCAGTCTTGACGCGCGAGATGGTCGAGAGCGGCAACGCCGAGGCGCTGATCAGCGAAGCCTTGGTGCGCGCCTGCGGGCTGGCGCTCGATGCGGTGTTCTTCGGGAGTGCCGCGGCGGTCGCCAATACTCAGCCGGCCGGCATCCGCAACGGCATCGCGACATTGACGGCCAGCAATAGCAGCGATCCATTCGGCGCGATCTTCGAGGACATGGCGGCGCTGTTGAATGCCGTCGCTCCGGTTGGCGGCAAAGGCCCGTACATCCTTGTCGCCTCACCGGGCCGCATGTTCAGCGCGGCCGGCCGCTTCCCCGGCAGGGATGAGACGGTGATCATGGTCCCCTCGTCGGCGGTCGGCAGTGACATCATTGCGATTGCGCCGAAAGCCATTGTCGCGGCGCTTTCCGCCGATCCCGATGTCGAAACGGCGACCGCCGGCACGCTGGTGATGCAGGATACCAATCCCGCGGTTGCAGGCACGACGGGTCCGGAACGGGGCGTCTATCAAACCGAGAGCCTTGCGGTGAAAGTGCGCTGGCCCGTGTCATGGGCGCTGCGGGACTCGCGCGCGGTGGCGTGGCTGACGCCGGCTTGGAAGTGACATGCGCGAACTCGGCACGTTCATCGACGAGGCCCTACCGGCGCTCGATCCGGTGCGCGCGCATCACCGCACGAGCTATGGCTGGCGCGGGCTGACCGAAGTCGGCGAAGTGCTGGAAGTCAGAGGCAATGGCGAGGTCCCGCGCGAAATCCTGATGGCGTTCAACGGCACGCCGATCGGCCGCCGCGAAATCCGCAATGATTGGCACGTGGACATCGACTCCTATCTCAAGCATTTCAATCTTGTCGTCAGCCACTACAAGGCCAACCGGGTCGAGCAAGCCTTGCACGAATGCGACCTGACCTTGGTCGAAGCGCCGACCGTGCGCGCCAAGTTCAACCGCTCGATGCTGTTGCTCGCGGCGGGGCGCTGGCGCGAAGGCTTGGCCGAATATTGCCGCTGCGAAGATCATGCGCCGTTCATGCGGCCACAGGTTCGCGAGTCACTCGATTTCGGATTGACGCCGTGGCATGGCGAGGCGCTCAACGGCCGGCGCTTGCTGGTGCTGCACGCGCACGGGTTTGGCGACACGCTGATGATGTTGCGCTATCTGCCGGTGCTGCGCGGGGCCGGCATCAAGGTGGCGATGCTGATGCCGTCGCAGTTGGAGCGTCTGGCGGCGCCGAAGGCTCCGATCATCCGCGAAGTCGGCGAGATCGGGGCGACCGATGTGTTCTGCCCGATCCTGCATCTGTTGCAATACCTGCATGTCACGCCGGAAGGCGTCGGCGGTCGGCCTTATCTTTCCGTCGATGCCACGCTGGTCGCGAAGTGGCTCGAACGGTTGGGTCCGAAAACCAAAAAGCGGATCGGCATCGCGTGGTCGGTCGGCAAGCCGAGCGATGGCGACTATCCGCGCGAGATTCCGGCGTTCGAATTGGTCAACGCGCTGGGCGATGTTGAGATTCATAGCGTGCAAACGCAGAGCGACGAGGAATCGCGCTGGCTTGGCATTGTGGCGCACGACTTCGAGGACTTCGCCGACTGCGCGGCGCTGATGATGTGCATGGATGAGATCGCCAGCATCGACACCGCGGCGCTGCATCTCGCCGGGGCGATCGGTCATCCACGGGTGTTCGGCCTGTTGTCGCATTGGGCAAGCTGGCGCTGGCTTGCGCGATGGTACGACAATGTCAAGCTCTGCCGGCAGACTGCATCGGGGGATTGGTCGAGTGCCCTTGCTCAAATGTACGCAAGCTGATCTCGGCATCGTCCCGATCCACGGCCGCTTCTCGAAATATCTGGGCGCGCATGAGGTCGCGATTCTGCACGCGCTGATCAGGCCGCTCGCGCCGCGCGTAATGATTGAATTCGGCTGCAACGAGGGCATCACCGCCAAGCGATTGCTCGACAATCTGCCGACGCTGCAACGCTACATTGGGGTTGATGTGCCGCCCGATCACGTGGCGACGTTGTCCTGCCAGCAAGGCGAGACGCCGACAAATGCCGGCTGGTATGCCGCCGACGATCCGCGGTTCTTTTTGCTGGAATGCCGCTCGCAATTCCTGCGCACCGGACACCTTGAGCCGTGCGACGTGGTGTTCATCGACGGCGATCACAGCGAGAAAGCGGTGTTGCACGAAAGCCGGCTCGCCCGCCGCTTGGTCCGCGCGCCAGGGCTGATCGCTTGGCACGACTATAGCAACAGTGCAGTCGAGGTGACGCAGGCGCTCGATTATCTGCACGACGATCAGGGATGGCCGATCGTCGCCGTCGAAGGGTCGTGGCTGGCCTTCATGCGAGTGGAGAAGAGAATTGATGCTTACGCAAAAGAAACTTCGGTCCCTGCTGGACTATGATCCGGCAACCGGAATTTTCACGTGGCGCGTTTATCGGGCGAGAGGTGCCCGCAAGGGAATGAGAGCGGGGGCATTGGGTCGCTATCGCCAGATCAAGATTGACGGCGCGAACTATCAAGCCAGCCGATTAGCCGTGTTGTGGATGACCGGACAATGGCCGAAGCGAAAGTATGATGTTGATCATCGTAATTTGAACAAGGGCGATGATCGATGGAGCAATCTGCGCGAGGCCACCCGTTCCCAGAACAAGGCAAATATCCCCGGTCGCTCACGTGCTGGCCTCAAGGGCGTCACGTTCAATCCCGTGCGAGGCAAGTATATCGCGCAGATCACAGTGAACCGCCGAGCCGTAAATCTCGGACGCTTTGATGATCCGCAATCAGCGCACGCGGCCTATGTCGCCGCCGCTTCCAAACACTTCGGTCAATTTGCGAGGGACGCGTGATATGCCCATCAAACCCGGTAAAAACGAAAGCCAACAAGACTTCGTCAATCGCTGCGTGAGCGAAGTGAGCCACGCCAACCCTGATTGGGATAATGATCGGGCCGTCGCCGCCTGCTACCAGATGTGGCGCGACAAGGACAAGGCAATGGACGACGATATCGAATGCGATCCCGCCGACTATGACAGCAAAGATGAGTTCATGGAGGATTGCATCGACGAGTGTGGCGACGAGGATCGATGCCAATTGATCTGGGAGGAGCGGGCAGCGCGCGCGCAAAGCATCAAGCACAAGACCCATGCGGGTAAGGTCCATGGCCTTGAGTTTGTCCTGTCTGACGAGAGCGTTGATCGGATGGACGATGTCATTCTCAGCGATGGCTGGGACTTGGAAAACTTCAAGCGCAACCCGATTGCGCTGTTCAACCACCGAAGCGACTTCCCGATCGGCATATGGCGCGATCTGCGCGTCGAGAACAAAGAACTCCGCGGCCATCTCGAGCTTGCGCCCTTGGGCACCAGCCCGCGCATCGATGAAATCCGCAAACTGATCGAGGCCGGCATTCTGCGCGCCGTGAGCGTCGGCTTCCGGCCGGTGGAAACCAAGCCGCGCAAGGAGTCGCAATGGGGTTCGTTCTTCACCAAGAGCGAACTTGTCGAAACCTCTCTGGTCAGCGTGCCCGCCAATCCGAACGCGCTGGCGGTCGCAAAGTCGCTGAAGATTTCTCCCGCAACGATTGATTTGGTGTTCGCCGAGCAAGGCAAACAGGACACCGGCATCAAGCGGCGCGGGTTCACTGGCGAGCAAGCCAAATCATCTCGCAATGGAAAGGGCACCGTCATGGACGGACTTGCTCAACGCATAACCGACTTGGAAACGCAGATCGTCGCCAAGCGGGAAGGACTCGAGACCCATCTTGGCAAGATGGACGATTCCAACGTCAGCGATGCTGATCTGGAAGCGACAAGCCGTTTCAACACCGACATCGCGCAACTCGAAAGGACGCGCGAGGCGCTGTTGAACTCCGAGCGGTTGCTGGCGAAGAACTCGACCGGCGACGGCAACGGCAAGGGCCGTGCGATGGTCACGACATCGCATGCGTCGATCGCGTCGCCAACCGTGATCAACGGCGGGCGCAAGAAAGACTACGACCTGATGGATTACCTGATCAGGGCGGCGACGGTCAGTTACGTTGCCAAGGCATCGGGGCGTCCGGTCGAGGAAACGAGGCAGCGCATTTATGGCGACGACGATGGCACGCGCGCCATGGTCGAGATCGTCACCCGCGCCGCCTCCGCGCCGGCACTGACCACGGTTGCGGGTTGGGCACAGGAATTGGCCCAGACGCGCTACGCCGATTTGATGCCGCTCTTGATGCCGAAAGGACTTCTGACTCGGCTCGCGCCGAAAGGATTGACTCTCGACTTCGGGACCGGCGGCAGGATCGTTATTCCTACACGCTCGCGTACACCGTCACTCGCGGGATCGTTTGTCGGTGAAGGTCTGCCGATCCCCGTTCGTCAGGGCGCATTCACCTCGCAAACCCTGACGCCGAAGAAAATGGCGGTGATCTCCACGTGGACTCGAGAAATGGGAGATCACAGCACGCCAGCGATCGAGGGATTGATCCGCGAGGCGATCCAAGTCGATACGAGTGTTGCGGTTGACTCGGTGTTGATCGATGCCAACCCGGCGACCGTGGTTCGTCCGGCTGGTTTGCTGAATGGTGTTGCAGCCACCACCGCCACGTCAGGCGGCGGCATCGCGGCGCTGGTCGGCGACATCGCCGGCTTGATCAATTCGATCTCGACGGCGACTTACGGCAATACGCGCAATCTCGTTTGGCTGGCGAACCAAACCGACTTGTTGCGGGCGTCACTGCTCACTGCGACGAATACGGGCATTTTCCCGTTCTATAACCAGATTCAGGCCGGCAACCTGAATGGCATTCCGATCATCGACTCGGCGACGGTCCCGGCGAAAACTCTGATCCTCGTCGATGCCGCCGACTTCGTCGTGGTCGGGGGCGATGCTCCGCGGATGGAAATGAGCGATCAAGCTACTCTGCACATGGAAGATACGACTCCCCTTGAGTTGGTCGCATCTCCGAGCACGGTCGCTGCGCCGCAACGCTCGCTATTCCAGACCGATTCGCTCGCATTGCGCATGGTGATGCCGCTCAATTGGACTCAGCGGCGGGCCGGCACAATTGCATGGACCCAGTCGGTGACCTGGTAGGTTTCAATCCATTCCCCGTGTGCCAAGCACACGGTTTCAATCCATTCCCGTGTGCCAGTTTTTGGCACACGGGCAACTCATGAGGAGTGACAGATGACGAAATACGCAGACGACCCGAGGACCGAGCAAGCCAAGAAACAGCTTGGCGAGGACAAGAAGATCGTCGAGCACTCGCGCGGCGAATATGCCGAGCGCTCCAAGGGCAGGCCAACGCCGACGCAAGAGGAAAACGACATGGCAATGTTGGGCGCCCATATCCTTGAGCATGATGACGATGGCAGCGGTCCGGATATCTACAACCGCCCTTTCGATGAGCGCCGAACTGCCGAGGAGCACACCAAGCGCCTCGAAGCGGAACGGCGCCCACAAACCTACCAGACGCGGCGATCGGAATCGTCCGGCAGCACGGGCTAGGCAATGGCAAGCTGGCTGTCCCGCGTCTCCCGCTTTCTGACGACGAAAGCGGCCGAAGGCGAATACCGTCCCGGTCCATGGTATTTGCCGATCACGGGCGGCTGGCTGCCACAAGAGTGGGGGCAATACACCAACTGGTGGCAATTGGGTTACGACCCGATTGGCACTGGTACGCAATCCGCCATGGTCGAAGCGTGTGTCTCGGCCTATGCGCAAACAGTCGCGATGCTTCCCGGCGATCACTGGCGGACGAACAGCAAGGGCGGGCGGGATCGGGTGAAGAACTCGGCTCTCGCCCGCTTGCTGCGCTATCCGAACGACTATCAGACGATCAGCGATTTTCTTTTGAACGCGGTGCGCTCGCTCTATCTCACCGGCAACGCCTATGCGCTCTGCTTGCGCAACGATCGCTTTGAGATTGACGAATGGCATTTGATGAGGTCGGAGGTGTCATTCCCGCGCCTCGCCACCAATGGCGAAGTGTTTTACCAACTGCATGGCAATGACATCATCAACCGGCGCCTTAGTGACGAAACGCTGTTGGTGCCCGCGCGCGATGTGCTGCACATCCGCCTGCACAACATGAAGCAACGCTATCCCGTGCCGTTGGTCGGCGAGAGTCCGATCTGCGCGACTTATGGCGACATCGGCGTTGGCAATGCCATCGCGGCGCAACAGCAAGCGTTTTACATGAACGAGGCGCGGCCGAGCGCGGTGCTCTCGACCGATCTCAACCTCGACAAGGATCAGACGCAGGCCTTGCGCGATCGTTGGAATGACCAAGCCAAGGGATTGCACAAAGGCGGCACGCCGATCCTGACGCACGGACTAAAGGTGCAGCCGTGGTCGGTCGGTGGTCGGGATGCGGCGACGGCGGAAATCCTCAAGCTGTCGAATGAACATATCGCGCTGGCGTTTCGCATCCCGTTGCAAATCCTGGGGCTGGGCGGCACGGGCTTCGGCTCGACCGAACTGTTGATGCAAAGCTGGATTGCGAGCGGCTTGGGTTTCTGCCTCAACCATATCGAAGAGGCGATCGGCGTTTTGTTTCTGTTGAAGGGCCAGCCCGACGAGTATGTCGAATTTGACACGGCGGCGCTGTTGCGGTCGGCGATGCATGATCGCATCAGCGCGCTGAAAGAAGCCGTGCAAGGCGGCATCTTCTCGCCGAACGAAGCCCGCAACATGGAAGGTCTGGAAGATGTGAAGTTTGGCGACGAACCGCGTGTCCAGCAGCAAGTCGTGCCGCTCTCCGCCGCCGCAGCAATCCCGCCAGCGCCGCCTGCGGGCGGTCAGCCGCCGATGGCGGGACAACCGGCATCGCCACTTCATCAGCCGCCAAAACCTGCGCAACAGCCCGAAAAAGGCAACCGCGATGAACTCGATCGAGAAGTCAGAAACCTTTTTAGAACCGCCGATCGAATCGGACGGGGGCGAGCTTCTTCTTGACGCGTGGCGGATTTGTCTCGCCGAGGCGTTGGAGCGGCAGCAACGGGCATGGCAGCGTCATGTCGAGTTCATGGAGGCGAAAAGCGCCGCGATCATCGGCCAGCTCGAAGCCAAGATCGCGACGCTCGAGACACGAATTCAATCCCGGCTGGATTCAATCCCGGCGCCGGAACCGGGGCCGGTCGGGCCGGTCGGCGACATCGGGCCGATCGGGCCGGAAGGGCCGGCAGGACGGGCTGGCGAGGTCGGAGAGCGCGGTTTCCGGGGCGAGCCGGGTGAGAGTGGCCCGCGCGGCGAACGCGGCTCAGTCGGCCCCGTAGGGCTTCGCGGCCCGCGTGGAATTCCGGGCATCAAAGGTGCCCGCGGCGACGCCGGCAAGGCCGGTCGGGACGGCAGGGACGGCAAGGATGGCGAACCGGGCGAGCGCGGCAATAGCGGGCCGGTCGGCTTGCGTGGTCCGCGTGGTCTGATCGGTGTGCGCGGCGAGCGCGGCGAGAAGGGAGCACGGGGCGAACAAGGCAAGCGAGGCGAACATGGCCAAAAAGGCGAAAGAGGTGAAACAGGACAACCGGGCGAACAAGGTCCGGTCGGAGAAAAAGGCGAGCGCGGTGAAGCGGGCGTCCGTGGGCCGCAAGGCGAGCCGGGGCCGGTAGGTCCGCAAGGCCCGCAGGGCGAACGCGGATATCTAGGCGAACGCGGTGAAGCGGGATTGCAGGGGCCGCAAGGTCAGAAAGGCGATCCCGGTTCGCTTCCGATGATCAAACAGTGGCGCGCTGACGCAATCAGCTATGCCGGCGAAGTCGTGTTCTGTGATGGCGGATCGTGGCAAGCGCAAAAAGACACGGCGCAGAAACCGCCCCACTCCGATTGGATGCCTCTCGCTCATGCTGGCCGCAGTGCCACTAGCCCTGTCATTCGCGGCACTTTTGATCCTGCTCAACAATATGGTGCGTTGAACATCGTGGCGATGAACGGCTCAAGCTTCATCGCGAAGTCCGACGATCCGGGCGAGTGTCCCGGCGATGGCTGGCAATTGATCGCGTCGGCGGGCAGGCAGGGCAAGCCGGGGCCGAAGGGCGATCGCGGTGAACAGGGGCCGGCGGGCGTGTCGCTCGCGGGCGCGGAGATCGAGCGCCGAAGCTATACGATCAAGCTGAAGCTCTCGAACGGCATCGTGATTGCGATCCCCTGCCGCGAGATGTTTGAACAGTACCACGAGGAAAGCGGCGACAATGGCTGACATCAGTTACAAAGTGTTGGTCCCTGCCGCGTCCTATGATTTGGCGACACTCGCTGAAATCAAGACGATGATCGGAGTCCCGGCTGGCGACACCAGCGAGGACGCGCAGTTGGCGCTCTGGATCACGCAATATTCCGATCTGATCGCGACCATCTGCGGGCGGGTGTTCGCCAAGGAGAAGGTGATCGAATCCTGGCGCGGCGACAGCAAACCGCTCGACACCGACAACGGGCGGATTTTCCTGACGCACTACCCGGTCGCCGACAGCGACATCGTGTCGATCAGCGGGCCGGACGGCACGCCGATCACCGCCGGTTATGAACTGGAAAACCGCAGCGGCAAGCTGCAATTCTTCAGCGCGTCATGGGCCGAGCCGGTCCGCATCACCTATTCGGGCGGTTACAATCTGCCGACTGAAGCGCCGCCGGCATTGAAACAGGCATTGGCGTTGATCGTGCAATACGCGCGGATGTGGCAGTCGCGGCAACTGACATCGGGCGTGCGCTCGATCTCGCACCGGGAAAGCCGCGTGCAATTCTTTGATGTCAATTCGTCGCTGGCGCGGATGCAGGGCGGCAGCGGGCCGATGGCTTATGCCAATTCGCTGGTGACGCCGTTCCTGTCGGCTTACATGCGCCACTATGTTTGAGATCAAGGTCGAGAACGTCGAAGCGCTACAGCGCAAACTCGATCAACTCAATCAGCAAGTGCTCGCGCTACACGACCACATTCCGAAGGAACTGGTTGAGTGGCAGACCACGGATATGCGGCGCAAGTTTCCCAACATCGCAGTCATACACACGCCGTCATCGCTACAGGCCGAGACCCGAGTCTGGCCGCGCTCGCGGTTGGATGTCAGCGGGCCGGGCGTCATGCAAAGCCTAGAACCGGGTTTCAAGCGGCCGGCGGGGACCGTCAAGACAGGCCCGACCGTGTCGTCGCCGAGGGGCATGGGTCGCCGCGCGATCATACGGCCGATCCTGCGCGTCAATTTATTGCGGCGGCTTTACGATCGGATGATCGATGTCGCCGGCGAGGCACTGAAATGGCCATAAATCTCGACGTGACATTGCAGTCGCCGATCTTCGATTTCTGGTCGGTGCCGGTGACGTTCATTCCGATCAAGTCGCAACCGAACACGCTGAGTTATGTCGGCCGCGGCATTCTCGGCACCTACTCAACCGATGTCGTCGGGCTCGATGGCTCGCTCTATTCCGATCAACGCACGATCCTCGATATCCGCGAGGCCGAGTTTCCGATCATGCCGGTGCAGGACGATCGCGTCATCATTGCCGCTGACTGCAACGGGGTCGATCGAGGCGAGTGGCAGATCATCGATACCACCAGCAACGGCGGCGGCCAGACCATGCTGACGATCCGCAAATACGAAACGATCATGTAATGGGCATCTCGGACACGCAAAGTTATTCGCACCTGATTCGAAACGTGTTTTTCGATCATCTGGCGAGCGATCCGTTCTTTGCCGCCTACACCTGCCGCAAGAACAAGATGCTGATCCTTCAGCACGAGCTACTGCCCTATCTCGGCGTCTATCTGATCGACGAACCGATGTTGCCCGATGGCGATGGTAACGCCGGCAACATCCGGTTCATCCATACGCCGCGGATCGGTTTTTCGGCGATGATCGCCAACAACAATCAGGACGAGTGCGAGGCGACGCTGGACGCGGTGTTTCGTCATATCGAGTTGCGGCTCTGGGGCGATCCATACATCAACAGCGTGATGGATACCTTCAATCCGCACACCGGCATCGGCAACCCCGACAATGTCAGGTTTGAAAGCATCGAGCGCGGGCTGCGCCGGTATGTCTGGGGCAATAGCACGTTGAACAATCAAACCCCGGTCGGCGAACTGCAATACGACATCAGCGTGCGGCATCGCAGCTACGAACAGCCGGGACCGTTCGACGATCTCGAGACGATCGATATCAAGACCGGCATCAAACCCGGCGACACGCAGGCCGAGATGGACGCGCGCATTCAATTCCATGGCGTCTACACCTTCGACCAATCCAGCTTCGAGGCGAAGCGCGAATTCAAACAGAGGAGTAAGGGCCATGCCCGTTAGCAAAGCATCGTTGCGCGGATTGCCGATCAACGAGCGTCTGCAAAAAATGCAGGAGGCGGAAAAGGAATTTCAGCGCACCGTCACGGTGACGCCGACCAGCGAGGCGATCCGCGCCGTTCTCTCTCACCCGCAGGGCGGCGGCTTTCCCAAGACCGGCGGCGCGACATGGCCGGATGATGGCTTCACGCTGCGCCGCGAGACCGATGGTGACATCACCGTCGAGCGCAAGTCGGAAGGCAAGAACCCAGCGCCGCAACCCGAGCAACCCGAGCCTGATCAGCCCGCAGCGGCAAGAGGTAGCGCGGGCGGCCGGGGCTAAACGCAATCCACCATTAAGGAGGGCATCATATGCCGATCAGTTTTGCCAACATTCCTGCCAACATCAAAGTGCCTTTGTACTGGGTCGAGGTCGATCCCAGTATGGCGGGCCTGCCGACAATCAATCTGCGCGCCTTGCTGGTTGGCACCAAGCTGGTCGCCGGCTCCGCGCCAGCAGACATCGCGACTCCGATCGCCAGCCAAGCCCAAGCCGATCTCGCGTTTGGCCAAGGCAGCGAACTCGCGCGCATGTTCAAGGCGTTCTATGCCAACAACTTTGCCAATGAAGTATGGGGATTGCCGGTTGCCGAGGCGGGCGGCGCGACGGCGGCCACCGGCACGGTCACGGTCACGGGTACGCCAACCGCGGCAGGGACGATCTCGCTCTACATCGGGGGCGATGTTGTCCCGGTCAATATCGCGACCACCGACACGCCGACGACCATCGGTGCGGCGATCGTCAGTGCCATCACGCTCAATCCCAATTTGCCGGTCACCGCCACCAATGCGGCGGGCGTGGTAACGCTGACGTCGCGGGTCAAGAGCGTCAACGCCAACGACATCACCATGATGTTGAACTACTACGGCACGCAAGGCGGCGAGATCACGCCTCCGGGCATCACGATCACGTTCTCCGGGTCGGGCCTGTTGGCGTCCGGCACCGGCACGCCGGTGTTCACCAACGCGATTTCCAATATGGGGGAAACGCCGTTCGAATATGTCTGCATGCCCTACACGGACAGCACATCGCTTGCGGCATGGAATGCCGAGTTTAATTTCAGCGATACCGGACGCTGGGGCTGGCAGCGTGAATTGTTCGGGCATTGCCTGTCGGCGAAGCGCGGCAGCTACGCCACGTTGCTGACATTCGGTGACACCCAGAACAGCCCGACGATGTCGATCATGGCAGTCGAGCAAGCAAGCCCGTCGCCAATCTTCGAATGGGCGGCGGCGTATACTGCCAAAACGCAGCGCGCGTTCATCAACGATCCGGCGCGGCCGTTGCAGGCGCTAACGCTCGAGGGCATCAAGGCGGCTCCGACCAACTCGCGTTTTCGCTTCATCGAGTTGAACTCGCTCGCCTCGAACGGCATGGCGATCCAGAAGATCAGCGGCGATAACAAGCCGATGATCGCCCGAGAACAGACTAACTACCAATTGAATATCTACGGCCAGCCGGACGATGCCTATGAACTGATGACCACGCTGGCGACGTTGGCGAAGCTTCTGCGCAATCAGAAGCAGGCGATCACCTCGAAATTCCCGCGCCACAAGCTTGCCAATGACGGCACCAAGTTTGGGCCGGGGCAGGCGATCGTGACCCCCGGTATCATCAAGGCCGAGCTAATCCATCAGTACCAACAGGATATGTACAACGGCCTTGTGGAAGACCTGCACAACTTCAAACGCAATCTTCTGGTCGAGCGCGATCCGAACGATCCGAACCGCGTCAACGTTCTGTATCCGCCCGATCTGATCAACCAACTGCGCATCTTCGCGGTGCTGGCGCAATTCCGCCTGCAATACGATCGCGGCATCGACACCCTGATCATCGGCAACACGTCGCCGCCCTTCAACGCGGCATCGGGCAACCCATAGGAGATTGAAACATGGCCCAGAGAATTGCAGGCATTGCGTTCGTGACCGTCGATGGGACGCAACTCGCCTTGCGCGGCAACTTCACCGTCTCACCGTCGCCGGTCGAACGCACGATGATCGCCGGCCAAGATGGTGTGCATGGCTTTCAGGAATTGCCGCGCGTGCCGTATATCGAAGGCGATCTATCGACACTGCCAGGATTCTTCTTGGAAGATTTGATCGCCGAAACCGACGTGACCGTGGTGGCTCAACTCGCCAACAATATGCAGTACATATTGACCGGCGGGACGTGCAAGGGCGGGTTCGAGAACAATACACGCGATGGTCAGGTGCGCGTGCGTTGGGAGGGCGTCACCTGTCAGGAGGTTAGTCTCGGATGAACGTATCACCGAAACGCGAAGGCTTCATTGAGATCGAGGGCGAGGCCAACAAGCCCGAGCCGAAGCCGCGTTCTGCGCCGCCGCCCGAGATCGAGCCGTCGCCCGCGGAATTGCCGTCGTTCGACATCGATCAATGGCCGATCGTCATCAAGCTACTGTACAAGCCGATCCGCAACAACGCGGGTGAGGAAATCAAGGAAGTCAAATTGCGCGAGCCGCGCGCCGGCGACATCAATCGCAACGGCAATCCGATCCGCGTCAACAATGACGGTGATCTGATCATCGACGAACGCAAGATGACCTACATGATTGCAGCACTGACCGGGGTGATGGTGCCGTTCATCGAAGAGATGGACCCGCGCGATTGGAATAGCTGCGCCTATCGGCTCCGGCGTTTTTTTCTTCCCGATCCAGCGGCATGGTAGGCGGCGAGACTGAAATCATTCTCGACTGCTATCGCTTAGCGCGCTGGTATCACGTCTCTCCCGAGGTCTTTCTGACAATGCCGCTGAGCGAGGTTGCCTTGCATCTGGATCGCACCGCTATGCTTGACCGCGAGCAACGCTCTGTGAGTGACGAATAATGCCGACACAAGAAGAAGAACTGCGCCTCATTGTCAACCTGATTGACAACGCGTCGGCGCCAGCCAAGAAGATCGCCGATCAGGTCAA